TTGCGGTCGAGCCCGGTGACCCGGATGGCTGAGCCGCGCACCATGGCGTAGCACTCGGTGGTCACGTCAGCCCCCCACAGGCTCGTATGACCCACCCTTCCGGAGCACCTTGGCCTTGGCCTGAATCTCGGTGTCGTAGACGACGACCAAGGTGTTGCCCTCGGCGTCGAGCCCGGTCCAGCGGAACCGTTGGTCGCCTCCGTGCTTCTTGCACCCGCACGCCATCAGGACTCCTCGGTGACGTACTGCTTGCGCAGCGCATCCATCCGTACCTCGGCATCGATCATCGCCAGCGCCTGCATCCGCTCGAAGGCCGTCGGCTCGCAGCCGTCCGTGGTCCTGCCGAAGGTGGAGGCGACCAGCGCCACGACGTTGCCCTCGTCGTCGTAGGTGGCGCTGGAGCGCATGACGGGGAAGCCGGGCACGTTGACCGCCTGCAGGGCACGGAGAGAGCCGTACAGCCACTCACCCGACACCTGACCGGCAGCCTCGATCAACACACAGTCGTCGTCACTGATGCCGGGCAGCACGACACCAGAGAACCAGATTCCCCGGTCGTCCTGCCCGAGCCGGACGGCAGCCCATGCGTGAGCGATGTTGTCGAAGTGCTGCTGCTCGGCGGACTCCGACAGGATCGTGTCGGAGTCACGGTGGTCCACCTTGTAGGTGATGAGCCCCGTGTTGAGGTATCCCTTGTCGGTCTTGGTCCGACCGAGGTGGAACTCCGGGAACCCCTTGTAGTCCTCGGGTACCTCGACGCACTGCCCCTGCTTGCCGATGTGGCAGACGCCCCACTCCCCGGCGTACCCGAAGGTGCGCCGGAACCCGTTCTCGTCCGGCTCCTCGATCACGGTCGCCCCGGTGTCGGGGTGGAAGTCGAAGTAGGAGGCAGGCGGGGTGACCCGACCCCCGCCCGCCGACGAGACGAGCACAGCCTCCCACCCGTGCCCCGCCTCGTCCGTCCTGATGGCCTCGTTCGAGGCGGCAGCGCGCTTGGCGGCGCGCTCGGCGGCAGCCTCGGCACTCGTCTTGTTGCCCGGCTTGTCGAGGTCGCCGGGCCAGTAGCCCAGTGCGTCGTGGTGCCACTGCGCGATGATCTGGTTGAGGTACTTCATGTCCTCGGGGGAGTTAGCGGCGATCTTCGCGCCGATCAACTTCTTCGCACGGGTGAAGTCGCCCCTCGTGCCCCAGCCGATCTTGGCGTAGCCGGGCTGGCCCTTCTTGGTCCAGTAGTCGTGGATGCGCTTGGTCTCGCGGGGGTTGGTCACCCAGCCGGGGCCACGGTCGAAGGCAACGAGATCACCGGAGGCCCGCAGCACCTCGAACTCCTCGGACTCCTCCTCCGGCATGTCCGGGTGGGGGCCGAAGGCGACGTACGCCTCGGAGAACGCGGGAATGGCGACAGAGGTCAGGCCAGCGGCGCGCACAGCGTCGAACCACAGCACACCGGAGGCGTGAGACTTCTCCATGTCGAGGCTGCCCTTGTCCCCGTCGACCGAGACACCGAGACGGCCCATGAACGCGAGCCAACCGGCGAACTCGCTGGCCTCCTCGGTGGGCATGAGCGATCCCTCCCAGTGGATCATCCCGTCCTTGCGCATGAGGCGGTCGACCCCGCCGATCATGACGCTGCCGTCGTGCTGCTGGATTGCGGACTTCTGCCACGAGAACGGCAGCCGGTAGGGGCGAGCCGTGACCGCACCGCCGCTGAATCCGCGAGAGTCGCCGGACTCGGTGTCCTCAGGGGCGAGAATGCCGTGGACCATCAGGGGCTCGCCCATCAGGTCGGCCATCGTGAGGTCAGGCTCCTCGATCTCGGGCTCGATCTCGGCGGATGCCGCCATGGTGTCCTCCTCGTTTCTGGAAACCGCGATTCCGAAGATGTAGTCCCAGTCGGTCTGGTCTCGCACCTCGGGACGCAGGTTCTCGTTCTCCTCGATGGTCTCACGGTCCATCCATGCCACTGCTTGGCACTCTCCGGTCGGTCCCCAGCCGGAGATGTCGAACTCGACCGCCGTGGTGACCACGAAACCCTGATAGACCCCGTTCTCGGAGCGCCAACCCCCCGCAACGACCGAATCCTCGGGTACACCCCACCCGGTCTCCTCGATCAACTCCCTGACGGCCCCCGTGTAGGGCTCCTCGCCCGGATTCAGCCCTCCACCGGGGAACTCCCACGTCTCTTGGACCTCAAGGTCGTCGGTCTCGTCCATCGAGCGCTGTGCGAGGAAGATCCGGCCCGTATCCATGGCGAGAAGGGCGATTCCGGCGTGCGTGACCCCCTCGTACCCGTCTCCGGCGAAGTGAGCCGCCCTACGACGGTTGAACTCCTCGAAAACCACGTCTCCGAAGCGGCTCATGGGGCTGTCACCGCCTCGATCAGGCTCTCACGGGTGTATGGGGCGCTGTTCGCGTACAGATTGGCGCAGTACCGCCCCAGTCGGGCCTCCAAGATGGCTCTTTCCATGGCCGGGATGTCCGAGAACACCATCGAGGCCATCGTGAAGTCGAAATCGGACGCCTCGAAGGCTGTTTCCACCTCTGCGATGGTATGTGCGAGGTGCGGAGGGGTGGTCCGGTCCCTGTCACGGCCCCGTTTGCCCTCGTTCAGCAGCCTGTTGCCCGCCTTCTCCAGTGCGCGGAGCACCAGACCCTCGCAGGAGGCCACCCGGAGGCTGTACGGGGCCTCCGACTGGTCGTGCTGGACCTGTGGAGGGCCTTGGACGGGGTGTTCGTCCTTGCTCGGGGGCTCACTACGCCCCGGAAGCCCCTGTGCCTCACCCTCGTTTCCAGAAACCGGGGCCGGTAGCACCACTCCGAGCAGGCGAACGGCCTCCACCATCTGCTCGGGCTGGAAGGAGCCGCCGACGATCTTGGTCAGGAGCCAGCGCTTGAACTCGTCGTCGGTCATGACATCGTTCTCGGGGTCGAAACCGGTCTCCCGCAGCGCCACCATGGGGCTCAGCCACCCCCGGTCGTACCACTCCATGGCCTCCTTGGAGCGGTCCTGCTTCATCCGGATGCTGGACGGGTCGAAACCGATCACCTTGTCGGTGCCCTCGACCGCCTGCCGCAGGAACGCAATGGTCAGCACGGCGACGAGGTCGCTCAGCGCGGGCTCGATGTGCCCGGCGATGGTCTTCTCCTCATTGGCCCACTCACCCCAGTGGTTGACCGAGCCCGCCGAGCCGCTGGTGCCGCTGACGGCGATGCCGCTGGACCCGAGGGTCTGCTCGGGGGTGAGGTCCATACCGAGGGCGAACCGACGGATGGCGTCCGACCGGAGCGTCATCGCCTTGTCGTCGATGTTCGACCAGAACTGGATCAACTTCTTCTGGTCGATGGCCTCCAGCGCGACCGCGTCGGCCATGACGATGCTGGGAAAGGACACCTCGTCGGCGTCCAGTTCGGTCATGCTGGAGGCAGCGAGGCTGAGCATGAACTGCTCGGCCTCGTTCATCTCCGCGATGGCCTCGGCCCCGCCCTCCACGGAGTCCGGTGGAGGCGGCGGGAAGGTCAGGTTGTCAGGGAGGAACCACACACCCGCAGACATCAGCCTCGACCGGACCTGCGTGAAGATGTGCATGGTCAGCCACTCGATCTCCCGCAGGGTGGGGAGCATCGAGCGGAACGGGCTCCACGCCTCACGGCGGTTCGAGGGGTCCGGGTTCCACAGCCGGATGACCGGGTCGCCCTTCGCCAGATCGAGGTAGTTCCCGTTGTCGTGGCGGACCGACCACACCTCGTTCTCGCCGGAGCCGATCTTCCGCAGTTCGGTGACCGCGACGATCTCCCAGATCGGGACGCGGGGCTCCTCGTCGTAGAGGGGGTCGGTGTCCACCTTGTCGCGGGCGATCAGGTAGCACTCACCTGCGATGACCCGGTGTGTCATGTAGTCGCGGATCAACTTCTGCCGGTCCCGCACGTTCGGGCACAGTTCCGCGAACGCCTCAACCTCCTCGCCGTCCTTGATCCAGACAGCCTTGCGGGCGAGGGCCTGCGGCTCGGAGACGCCGATCTCGGCGCGGCTGGCGATGGCGGCGAACAGGGAGACGGCGTAGCGCGCCTCCCCGCAGATGTTGACGTGGCGGTACGCCTCGACCTGCCACGGCTGGGCAATGGTCTGACGGTCGGTACCGGGGGAGGCGTTCTTGCGGTTGTGCCTGAACACCTGAGCCGACGCAGCCGATGACGCAACGAGCGTCTTGGGGGTCGGACCCTTGGGTCGAGCCATCAGTCGTCATCGCCTTCGTCAGCGTCGTGGGCCATCAGGATCGCTGCGAGGTAGGAGATCGCCAGCAGGCTGTTCACGACCCACCACCAGCCCGCTGCTCCACCGTCGAAGACGTGGTTTCCAGAAACCGGTGTCTCGTACACCCCGGCGAGCAGGCCCCAGCCGACGACGAAGACAGCGGCCCAGAAGGAGAAGCAGTACCCGCAGTTCATCAACCACCACCAGTCGGTGGCGTCGGTCCAGTCGCTGTACTTCTCACGCAGCCACTTCACGGGCGGGAACTTGTCGACCGTCGCCAGACGAGTCAGCCGGGACGTGCTCACAATCT